GCGCACGCCGCCCCAGGGGGTGCTGATGTTCGGCCGGTTCGCATAGGTCTGATAAGCCGTGTTCTCCAGGGACGACTGGCCCTGTGCTTCGGCCGCACCCTTGTAGTCGGGGGTGGGAGGAGAACTCTTCATTTCGTGCCTCTCAGGAAGCGGCAGTCGCGCCGGGAAAGGGTTTTCACAACCAAGTCAACACCAGGGGCCCAGCCGTCCGGGACGCGGTATTTCTCGAGGAACCCGGCACTGTCCGTCAACGCCAGGGACCGCGCGTTGTCGCTGGAGATTACCACCAGTACCAGCTGCCGGTCCGGACCGAAGGCGTACTCGAACGCTGGCCCTAACAGCGGGCGCAGGGCGGACGCGGCGTCGAGGGCTACGTCCATGCGGACGGAGTTGGGGGTCCACCCGCTGAACCCTATCATCCCCCGGACGCACCCGTGCCGGAGACCGCACCTGGGGCAGAAGTCCACGATGTTGTCGAGCGCCTCGATGGCCCGGTAACCGTCCGAGACCTCGCACCCGCACCGCTTCTTGAGCCACTCATAGTGAAGACGAGGAGCCGCTCTGACCGTGTAGTTCACAGGAGGCCCCCTTCTTCCCACGCGAGCATGAACCCGACGAGCACGGTGTAGTCCTGGGAGAAGAAGTGGCACCCGACCGCGATGGCTCGGCCTTCCCCCTCCGCCCCCGACACCGTGAGGACTGGCACCAGGGCCCCGGCCCACAGGGCGCTGTCCCACAGGCCCGTGTCCCACAGGCCCGGGCCGAACATGCTGGCCGGGATGGACCCGACCGGCTCCAGGACGTCGTAGTCGAAGCGGGCGAACGCGTCGGTGTCCGGGACCCGGCCCTTCGTGATGAACGTCGGGATGACGTGCCGAACCGTTTTCAGCTTGGACGTACCGAAGAGGCGGAAGGCCGAGAGGACCGCGCATTCGATGGCCGTGGCGTTCGTGGTGACGCCGCCCAGCTCTACGCCGTCCAGCGGGCCCTCGTTCAGGCACACGCGCCCGTCGCGGGTCCCGAAGTAGAGCTTTCCACGCCATACCCCGGTGCAGAGGATGTCGAGCCCGACAAGCCGGGACCAGCCGCGGGTCGCGTACGACATGGCGAACTGCTTTTGGATTTCACCGACAGCCGCGTTACCCGGGGTGTTTATCATGAGGAAGTTTGCCTCCGGGTGTATCTGCATCTCCCAACCCGGAAAGGCACGCATCGTGGCCATGGCCTCCGTGAACAGGGGGCGGACGCGCCGCGTCTCGTACGTCTCGGGGGTGAGGGCCTGCCCGAGGACGAGCTTGGACAGCGGCAGCGCGCCCTGAACCGTCAGTAGCAGGATGTCGCCCGCGGAGTTGGCTGCCACGCGCCGGCCGGCGGGGAACCCGCCGACGAAGAACTCGCCGAGCTGTTCCCACGTCGCGGCGGAGGCCGGGTCGGTCCCACGGAACACCACGACGTCACCCGCCGTGCTGCAAGCCACGAACATGTCGTCCGCGCCGATGCCACCGTCCATGGTCCAGGTGTAGAGCCCGATGAGGGACCCGCCGTGGGGGAAGAGGGGCCCGAAGTCGAATTGGGTCAGCGCCCCGGAGATGGCGTCGAGCCCCAAGTACCACGCCCGGGAGCTTCCGCGCTCCACGAACCACAGGCGGTGCTTGAACGAGACCACGAACACGAGGTCACTTACCGGGGGTCCCGTAACGCTACCCACACTCCACGTGTCGGTGGCCTCTTCGTAGATGTAGTACCCGTTCGCCTCGTCGGTGTAGGCCATCCAACGTCCTGCACCGTTCGTAAACACGGTATGCGCGCCCGTGCCGGAGGTGGCGTCCACGGTGGACCACAGCGCGACTTGGGCGTCCCCGCTCGTGTCGTAGAGGTAGTCCGACGTGCTGGCGAACAGTCGGTCCGCGGCGGGGGTGCTGCCGTGGTACGGAAGGAGGGACCGCACCTCGTGCCCGCCGAGGTTCGTCTCGACCTCCTCCCAGCCCGGACGCACGGTGAGGCCCCGCGCGCCGGAGATGACGTTGATAGCGTACGCCGCGTCGGTGGCGGGCAGCGTCATGATGCCATCCGCCACGTTCTCGCCAACGGGCGCAGGGATGGCGTCCTCCTTGACGAGGCTGGGGCGCGGCTGCTCTCGGGTCCGGCGGGCCACTACAGGCTCCAGTTGCCGTCAGGCACGTTCGAGTTGTCGATGAGGCGAATGTCCGCCACCGGGCCGTCCAGGTGGATGACGGGTCCGTGCGTCTGCTGCCCCAGGGCGATGTCCAGCGCCTCGCGCACGTCCGCCAGGGCCGCCGTGGTGTCGTACCCGCGGTCCTTCTTGTAGGCGAGCTTGAGCATGCACACCACGAGTAAACGGTTGAACAGGATGATGTCCCCGGCCACCAGGGGTTCGTCCTGCCCGTCCGGCCCCATGGTGTTCCCCGGCGCGGCGAAGGGGGTTGCAGCGGGCCACACCCAGGCCCGGCTCTTGTACTCCAGGGCGAGCGTGCGGTCGGCCAGGGGCGTCGGAAGGAACCGGACTTGGTTCGTGTCGATGCGGAACTCGGCGAACACGTCGGTCAAGACGGTGGCCATGTGGTACTGCCAGCGCTGGACCGAAATCGGACCGGCCAGGGGCCACTGGTTCGTCCGGTCCCACCCCGTTTGTTCTACCATGCCCGCGAAGTCGGCCGGAAGGTTCAGCACATCCCCGCTCGCCACGCTCCAGCCAGTAGGCAGGGTCCACACGCCGCCGGCCTTCGCGAGGACGGCTTCAACGAGGAGCTGCCGCCATTCGTACTTTTCGGCGAGCCACTGGCCGGCGTTCTTGAGGAAGCCGATGAGGCTGCGCCACTTCGTATCGGTGGAGGCGAAAGGGTCCGCGACGGAGCCGAGACCGAGGTCCCGGCCCGCGTCGAGGACAATTTCACTCGCCGTCTTATAGCGGGTGATGGCCACGGGCTATCTCCGGAGCTTGCTGTCCGGGAGCGTCGGCTTCGCCCCGAGGCTAGCGAGCTGGGACTGCAACTCGGCGAGCGCCTGGCGCATGGCGGCCATCTCGGCCTCCTTGGCCTGGAGGTCGCGCTCGTAGTTCTTGGTCGCGTCACCCTGGAGCGCGCTCATCCACCGCTTAACCTTCTCCTGCAAGGTGTGAACCCCCATGAACTTCTGGGCGGCAGGCTCGGGCATGCCGAGCAGTTGCTCGGCGGTGTGGACACCGAAGTAGGCCAGCTCCTCGCGCATCGCGCAGTCGATGAAGGGGATTTCCTTGATGGGCGTCCCGATGGCCCCGGACTCCTCGCCCTTCTTCCACCGGGCGTATCGGTCCGCGAACCGGGCCTTGTAGTCGGGCTCCAGCGGCTTCTCGATGATGTTGTCGCGCGAGCCGGGGATGATGATGCGGATGAACTCCACCCGCCGGTACACCTGGCGCCCCGCAGGCTCGATGACCACGTACTTGTCGTCTTCCTCGTACTCCGTGATGGTAAGGCCGAGCTTCTCGGCTTCCTTCACCTTGGGGTGGCGCTTGAGGACCACGCCACCGTCTGTCAGCAGCCCGTCCAGCATCGGCTGCTCACTGAACGTCACGTGGAGGTTGGCATCCTTCTGCCTCTGCTCCTCGCTCGTCAGGGTGCCCGCCGCGTGGTCGAAGTCGAATCCGAACTCTGCGTCAGCCATGATTTCCGCTCCCGGAAAGGTGAGGCTGGGGCTCCAGTGGAGCCCCAGCCGAGGTACTACAGCAGCCCGATGGTAGGGTAGGACAGCTGGACGTCGGCGAAGCCCCCGGAGTCCGCGCTGGTGAACAGAGCGCCTCCGACCGCCTGGTTCGCGGTCACTGCGTCGTCGATGCTGCCGGCGGTGGCGGTGACGTACGGAATGGTGCCCGCGACGACGGCGGCAGCTACCTTGGCCGGAACCGCGCCGCGGAGGCAGTACCAGCCGAACTGGTTGGCCACGTTCGCGCTCATGGCGATGGCGCAGGGGCCCTTCGACGCGGCGACGGTGCGAACGGTCGCACCGTTCTTTTGGTCGAAGGTGACGCAATCCCCGACGATGGTTGCCGCGACGCCCTTGAGGTAGATAAACTCGGCTTCACCGTACGTGGGGTCGTACCCACGGACGCACGTGCCGAGCGGGTGCTTCTGGAGAGTGGAGGTGTCCGCGATGGCCTGGGCACCGGGGAAGCTGTGAAGCGCGTAAGCCATGATTCATTCTCCTTGCGTGAAGAAGGACGCGGGGTGGAAATCACCCCGCGTCACAGCGCTTCACTAGTTATTGTGGAGCCGGCAGCTAAACTGCGGCCCGCCGCTGGTCATCTGGCCCGCGAACCCGATGAGCTGGGTTTCCGCGTCCTGGTTCGTGGAGTACCGCCGGCCGGGGTTGATGGCGGTGAAGTTGCGCCGCTTGTGGGGCCGGAAGTACATGAACGAGGTGTTGAGGAACAGCATGGTGTTCACGGGGGCGAACCCGCCGATGCCACCGTCGAGCACAACGTCCGCGCTCATGTACTTCACGCTCGGGAAACCGAGGTCTCCGACCTTCACGTCCACGAACCGGGTGAGGTTCTGGAGGAAGGCCATGTAGAGCGACCACATGGCGTTGTCGGCCAGCACGAGGTCGATGACGTCGGACCCGCGGCTCGTCGCGGCGTACGCCTGGTTCATGTAGGTGTTGATGTTCGCGGCGGTGATGACGCCCGCGCCGGGGGCGACGAGCTGGGAACGCCACACGGGGAAGGTCGCCCGGTTGATGCCACCGTAGGTGCCAACGGTCGGGGCGGTCGGAACCGCGGCGGCGAGGCCGATGAGCTGCTTCCCGCCGAACCCCGTACCGTCAGAGTAGACACCCTGACACACGAGGTTCTTGAGGGACGCTTCCGCGACGCGGAGTCGGCCCTCCATCATGTCGATGACCCGCTCCTTGCCGCTGTTCTGGAGGTCTTCCAGGCCGGTCAGGGTGACCGCGGCGGCGGCCTGCGCCCACGGGAACTCGGCCGCGGAAAGCACGTCCTGCGCGGCCACGTTCAGCTGGTCACCGCCCGTGTACCACATGGCGGTGCCGTTCTCCGCGAACGAGATTTCCTCGAGAATCTTCGTGCCCCCGGAGACGAGGCGGATGTTGCCCTTCTGCTTGAAGCGCATCAGCGCGGCGTTGCTCTTGGTCACGTTGTCGCGGAACTGCCCGCTCCGGGACTCGATGCCCGAAGCGAGCACGTCGGTGTAGCTCGGGTTTGCGAAAGCCATGATGAGGTTCCTTCACTGCGGGTTATTGGGTCTGCGCGTGGACGGCTGGCTGCCGTTCGCATGCGGGGCCCGGGGCCCCAGTGAGGTGGGCGGGAGGACCCGCTCCTCTTTACGCCCCTCCCCCGTACACCTTGCTCCAGGCTTGTTCGAGGTGGCCCCGGATGTCCTCCGGCTCGGGGCCCGCGCCAGCTACGGCGGGGCGAGGCTGGAGGCTTCCGGACGCCGCCGCAGCTCGCGCCGTGGACCCGTTGGGGTTCGTCGCCGCCGCAGCTTCCTCGCGGGCCCGGGATACTGCTGCAAGGTCCGGGTGGAGGGCTACGGCTATATTATACGCTTCCTCGTCATCGAGTACAACGCCCTGGTCCAACTTCGCGCGCACGAGGGCCGCCATGTCACCCCGGACATCCTCGAAAAACTCGTGGCTTTCCGCGAACTTCTCGTACCCCGAGGCCACCTCCGACATCATCGCCTGCTCCTGCTGCCCGCGCCAGTCCGCTTCCCGCTGGTCCCGCGCCCGCAGCTCTTGAACGAGCTGGTCAACGCGCGGGTCGTACGCCTGGCCGGACTGCCCCTGGGGCTGCCGCGGGGGCCCCGCCGCGCCGTCCAGCGCGTCGGCGAGCATGTCCACGTCGATGCCGTACCCGCGGATGAGCTGGGCCACGATGGCGGCCTTGTGCTGCATCGGCGCGGTCTGGAGGCTCGCCGCGGTCTGGAGCAGGCCGGCGATGGTCTCCATCGGGTGATGCCCGTTCGCGCGGATGAGCCCCTCGTAGGGCTTCACGACGTCGAAGAGGTCTTGCGCAACCTGGCGCATCGGCGCGTCCTGCGCCAGGCGCGTATTCACTTCCTTCTCCCGGCGCAGCAGCTCCTCCTTGATGGCCTTCCCCGACTCCCCGAGCTTGTCCAACTCCGCCCAGTGCTCGCGGGCAAGGGCCTTCCACGCCTGGGGCGCCTTCACCGTGGGGTCCGGAGGGGCTCCCGGCGCTCCGGGGGCGCCCGCGGCGGCCCCAGGGGCCGGCGCAACGGGCTTCACGGGCAGCGTACCCGGGGCCTTCGGCACGAACTTGCCCGACACCGGGTCGCGCTCCAAGGCGGGCGCTGCCGGGGCCGCCCCGGGAGCGGGCGTCGCGCCTACCGCGGGCTTCTCGCCGGCCGGCTTCACCGCGCCGGGCACTCCCTTGTCGGGCACGGACGCGACGGGCTCGTCCGGCCCGCCGCCCGGTCCAAACACCTTGTCGTACGCGGCGTCCAGGGTCTCGTGCATCGAAGGGCCGGCCGGCTCGCTTGCGGCCGCGCTCGCACTACCAGTCACAACTTCCTGCTCGTTTTCGACTGCCATGTTCCGCTCCTGCGGCGCTTACGCCGCCTTGAAGAAGTAGATGTCGTCCACCTTCGCCAGGAACTCCGCTGCGCCCCACGCCTTCGGGGGCGTTTGCTTCGGGAAGCTGTGGTAGTGCGTCGCGCCCGGCACCGGGTTCGCCTCCCAGTGGAAGTAGGCCGCCGCCGCGGCCCGGAGGCACTCCGCCCACGTCGCCCCTTCGCGTGGCCAGAGCACGAGCTGCCCGTCCTTCTTGTCGGTAACCGAACTGAATTGCATCGGGGAGAACAGCACGGCGAGCATGTCGTCTCCCCACCAGTTCTTTCGCGGGTCCTCCGCCCGCGCGACCGCGACATACGCCACGGCCAGCTTGCACGCGTGCGCCTGGCCCCGAGCCTCGCGCCATACCACCAGGGCTAGGAGCACGATTCGTCCGAACACGCCCAGTGCGTCCTCCACCAGCTTGCGGTAGTTCATGGCCTCCGCTCCAGCAGCTCGCGAATGTGGGCGATTTCCGCCAGCACCGCCGCGTGCCGTTCGTTGTCGAGTTTCTGCTCCGCGTCCGTGTGGTCCACGAGCGCCTGGCGTATCTTGTGGTCAACCCAGGCGATGCCCCCCGCGACCGCCCCGATGCCCCCGGCGAGAAGGATGATGGTATTCAGGTGGGACCCCGGGATGCCACTGCTCGCCTCGGCTGCTACGGCGATGCCGGTGAACAGGAGCAGGGTGGCAAGGAGCAACTTCGCGGGGGCGCGCATCATGTGCTCCCGTAGAGCTGGAGCGCGAGGGCTCGGCACGCCGCTACGTCCCGGCGCACATCCTCCTGCTCGGAGGGCTTACCCTCCGTGAATGGTTCGGCCAGCCAGGTGAACGGGTGCTTCGCGCTCAGCACGGCATCCATGCACTCACAGTACATGGCGACCAGGCCCTCCCGGTCGCTGCCCGACGCGGAAATGCAATCCCGAATGAATTCCTTGTGCTGCTCGGGCGTCCACGGTTCGGCGCTGCGCGCCAGCATCGGCACGAGACCAAGCAGAATCGCCACTGCGATGTACTTCATCATGGCATGTACTCCTGTGGTGTAGATTGTTCCAGCGTGAATCCGCCGTCCATCGGCATCCCGGTTCCCAACTGCGGCCAGCTGACGTCGCTCGTCTCTGGCGCTCCGATTCCCTCCGGGTTCAGCTTGTGCAGCGCGCGGCCCGCCGCGACGAGCGCCGGAGCGACGAGCGGGGCCAGGATGGCCACGCCCGCCGCAATCGGCGCGAACGGGCCTACTAAGGGCCCACGATGCCGGCCACCTTCGCCACGATGCTCCCGGCAATCGCGGCCTTCTCCTCCGGCTTGAGGCTGGAGTCCTTCAACGCCTCGGCAACCGCCTTCGCCACGGCGTCCAACGGGGTTCCGTCCGGGGCGATATCCGCCACGACTTCCGCGGCCTTCTTGAGCAGGACGCTTGCCGTGGTCGTGGCGCCGTTCGTCTTGATGTCGATGTGCCACTGCGCGGCGACGTAGGAGAGGACCGCGGTGAGAACCGCGCCGATGGACACGGACACGCTGGCGGCGTCGAGCCCCAGGCCGAGCTTCGCGTTCAGGATGGGGACCAGGAGCGTCGCGAGGACACCCCCGACGACGGCCACCAACTTCTTGCTTCCGAACAGATTGATGAGCCAGCTCATGTGCTGTACCCCTTTGCTTCGTGTGGGAGATACGACTTGACCACGGCCACATCTTCGCCCGGGCCGTCAACGGGTTTCGTCCATTCCTTTGGGCGTTCCTGCACCCCCGGCGACTCGAACGCCTGGTACATGGCCCTTTCCAGCGCCTCCCGGCGCTCCTTGACTTGGAACTCCCCGCCGCTTGCGAAGGTCGCCCTCTCCTGCTCGGCCGCCGCCCAGGTCCCCTTGAAATCGTCGGCGAGGGCGAGCCCGTTCTGTTCCATGAACTCGCGGTGCTTCGTCCTCGAACTCACGTTCACGGTCTGGACGTGCTTGTCCTTGTCCAGACCCACCGGGACTGGGCGGAGGTCTTCGTACTGCCGGTCGGTGAGGATGAACACCCGCGGGCCCGGTGCCACGCGCTCCACCTCCACCAGCCCGCCGTTCCTGTAGACGTACAGTGCCATTAGAGTAGCTCCTCCGGCCGCTTGGCCGCCGCGGTAGCCTTCGCCGCCGCTTCCTGTGCCTGCGCGCGAGCCTTCGCGCGCAGCTTCATCTCCTGCTCCGCCACGTTGTAGCGCAGCTGGTTCTCCTGCCGTTGACGGTCCGTCTCTACCCCCATCTGCATCTTCTGTATGTCCGCCTGAGTCTTCATCTGGACCCGCTGCATGTCCGCCTGCGCCTTCATCTGGGTTGCCACGACCTTCGGGTCCGGGGGTTGCTGCTGACCCTGCCCGGACTGCGCTGCCTGCTCGGCCTGCGCGAGGGCCTTGTCCAGTCGGCCTTCGATGGTAGCCCCGCCCTTGAACGCGGCGAGCGTCCACTTGATGAGGTCGATGAGCACGGGCGCGGCACTGGGGCCGAGCGTCTGCATCGCCGGAGCGGCGTCACGGAGGAGCGTCGCCAGGGCCGTCACGAATTGTGTACGCTCGTTCTGGCTGGCGGAGAAATCCTGCTGTGCCAGCGCCTCGGGCCGGATGACGATACGGTAGGACGGGAACTCCTCCTTGAGCATCCGCACCGCCTGTATGGCCTCCGCGGCGTCCGCCGTGCGGAGGACGTTCGAGCGCTTGAGGATGGTAGCCTCGTCGAACAGCTTGGTCACCAGCTCCGCCTTGAGCCGCTGTAGCCCGGTGGCCAGGCGGGCGAACTCGTCCATCGTGTGCTGGAGGCGCACGCTGCCGTAGCGCATCTTTCCGCGGGACGCCGTCGCGGTCTCGCCCGCGTCCTGGAGCTGCCCGCGCATGAGGTCCGCCCAGCCGGTGACCTCGTACAGGAGTTGTTTGGCCTCGGCTCGCTGGTCTCGGAGCTGCGCCAGGGTCTCCGCGATTTCCTTCATCGGCATCCAATCTATGACCGCGGCGAGCCCGCCCTTCTCGCTGATAGGCCCCCAGTTCACGGGCAGTAGCACGTTCTCCCCGGACTCGTTCATCAGCTTGGAGAGGTCCCCGCACTGGGAGTCGTACACACCCGCGACCTTCAACGCCCGCTCCAGGCAGGAGATGCGGCTCGAAAGGGTGTTGACGTCCTGGTACAAGTCCTGCGCCATGGCGTAGTCGGTGCGCGGCAGGAGCTTGGTCGTGGTCAGGTTTGCTATCATGAACTCAGGGAACGGCCAGAAGCCCGAAAGGCCGTACGGGTCGTCCCGAGAGTCAAGGATGTGGCCGTAGCCCTCCACGTACCAAAAGACCTTCTTGTGCTGCTTACTCCAGATTTCCCAGACCTCACACCGGGACCACGGGTCAAGCTGGTGAGGCCCGTTCCCCTCCTCGTTGCCCCCGAGGAGCTGGGTTCCGAACGACACGCGAGCCGCGACCTCCTCGCCGAACCGGTGGGCCATGGCGTCCTTGTCCATCAGGGTCCGGTACGCCCACCAGCGCATGTCCTCGAACACGCGGCAGGGGCTCCAGCGCTGGTCCTCCCAGTAGATGTAGTCCGTCGCCACGTCTTCGCCCTGCCTCTTCTTGCGGTGGGCCGCGGCCTTCCCGTCCGCGCTGGCGGGCACGTCGTCGAACTCCGCCACGTAGCGCACGCGCGCCGAAGCGAAACCCACGATGAAGTAGTCGCACAGCGCGTGACGGAGCGCGCGCTGGAAGCCGTCGTCTTCGCGCTCGATGTCCGTGTTCAGGAGCCGCTGGAGGATGACGGGCCCGGCGATGCGCGCCTCTTGGTCGTTCGGGTCGTCGTACCGGCGCGAGACCTCGGACTGAGGCATCCGGCCGTACACCATGGCCTTACCCGTGGTGACGTTCGCCCAAAACAGGTTGGCCTTCTGGCGGTTCTTGCGGCCTTCGTTCGCCTCGCAATCCATGTACTCGTCGAGCCCGACCTTGGCAGAGATGTGCCAGGGCTCCATGAACTTCTTGGATGCGTCCATCTCCACCGCCCAGTACCGCGCCCAGCCCTCCGGGGTGTCGGAAAAGTCTTGCTGCCTGGTGATGAGCTTGTCTTCCATGGCCTACCTCATGCCCTGCGGGGGCCGGCGTCGTGGCTTGCGGCCAGCTCCCACAACTGGTTAAGTGTCGGCGCTGCGACAACGGGTTTCGGGACCACGATGCGCCGCTGGGGCTTGCGCTCCAGGTGGCCACGGGCCAGGCGAATCATGATGGCCCCGTACCGGAAGGCGTCCGCCGTGTGCGAAGACCAGTCGTGCGCCGGCTTGTTCGAGAAGACCTTGTTATCCTCGTCGTACTCGCGGTGATACGCGCGCAGGGCCTCCACGCCGTCGTACATGGCGCACCGCGGGTGTATGCGCACGTCCAGTCGGAGGAGCTGCCGGGCCGCTTGTATGCCCTCCAGCAATCCGATGTTCGGGACGACCTGGACCGCGCTCGCCTTGCCCTTGTAGTGGACCATCGCGGCTTCCATGATGCTCGTGCCGGTCAGGAGCGTGCGCGCCCGCGCGTCGTGCGGGAGGTACACGACCTCGTACTTGAACCCGAATTGCTCCGCCCACGCGTCCGTCACCGCGAAGAAGTGGGACATCGGTTTGCTGTTCGCCTCGTAGTGTGCCACGAAGTCGGCCCCGCCGTCCGTCAGGCGGAACGCCCAGATAGCCGTGCTGTCGTTGATGCCTAGGTCGAACACCAGGAAGATGCCGTCGCGCTCGTGCTCGAACGCGGCGAGCTTCCCCTCGCGCTCCAGGCGCTGAATCTCCGCCCCCCAGTACGACCCTACCATGGCCGCTGTAAAGTCGGTCATGTACTCCTGCGCTATCATCTCCTCGGCCATGCCCTCCTCGCGCTCCTCCGCGAGAATCATCTCCGCCTCGGCCTTCGAGTATCGACCGGCTGTGAAGATGTCAAGATGCGAGACGTAAAAACGCCGCATGCCCGCGTCCTGCTTTACCTTCCACTTCTCGTAGGTCTTGTACGCGTGGTTGTGCCCACGGGGAGTCATCAGGAAGGCGGCCCAGCCTCGCGACTCCCGGAGCATCGGGCGCACGAAGTCGTAGGCGCTGGGGCGCCAGAGCGCGAACTCGGAGCCGTTCAGCCCGAGGAGGCCGGCGCCCACCAGGGAGTCGATGGTATCGCTGCCCACAAACTGAATCAGGGACCCGTTCTTCAACTCCACCAGCATCTCCCCGGCCGGCGCCCACTCCGAAGGCCGGCGCACGACCTCGCGCGGAAACACGCTGTCCATCAGGCGCTTGCCGTTCGAGGTGAGGAACGCGGTCCAGCAACTCTTGCGCGCCTGCTCGTACGTGGGCAGGCCGTGCCAGTACATCCCCACCTTATCGTGGGCCATCACTATCAGTTGGGACAGCGCGGTCAAGTCCTTCCCGTGGCGGCGAGGCCACACGCAGAGCGCACGCGCCGGCTCCTCGGGCGTGTGGCCGTTCATGTGGGCCATGAACTCGCGCTGAAACCGGAACGGGTTGAACTCATCCTGGCCCGCCACCGTCAGCACTCTGTAGGACTGTCCGCTCATGTCGTCCCCGGAACGCGTACGATGACAAGCGAATTTTGGGGGTCCGAGCTGGCCACGCTTAGGGAGCTGGCCACTACGTTTTGGAACAGACGCAGCTCGACAACTTGACCCGCCGTCAAGCGGACCAGCCCCGTCCCGTGGGGGAAGATGTTGAGCCCGTTGGTCCCGGTCGGATACGGCAAGCGGGCAAACCGCAGCAGCTCCGCCGCCCCGCCGGAAGTTGTCAACGTGAGATACGCTTGGGAGGGTGCGACGGCCCCGCCCGCCGAAACGATACCCGCGTTGAATAAGTACAGCCCAGACTTCCCGGCCGGGGTCGTGAAGACCCCGCTACTCCACGCTCCGTGCGTGTCCACCGCCTCGACGGGATATGTAACGAGCGTCAGGACCCCCGTGGGAGTGGTGACCGTGTTGGCTCCCATGGCCGCGCGAACAACCACCTCCGTTAACCCCGCGCGCAAGTCGTGGATGGCCTCCACGACCGCCCGCCATTGGGGAATCGGAAACCGGGTGCCGTCCAGAAGACGGTTGCTGGTGAGGAAGTCGCCCACGCGTCACTCCCTGGTCTGCTCGTCGAGCTTGCGCAGCTGCTCCCGCTTGCGGAGCACGGCATCCCGCCCCGAGAGCCACGACGGGAGGGCCTTGTTCGCCTCCTCAGCCCCGGCGCGCGCCTTCTCCGCCTCTTCGTCCGTCGCCGGCCGGCGGGGCGTCAGGAGGGCCTTCACGCGCACCTTCGCGCGCTCGTACATCGAGGGTTCAGCCATGGTGTCACTCCTCTTCGTTGGGGAGAATCGTAACGGCGGGGAGGCCCGCCTTGCCGTACTTCTTCACGTGCTCACGCAGGCGCTCGACTCCGCCGCGCCCGAGGATGGACCGGAACTTCTGGACGTCGGCACGAGGGGCGCCTAGCCCCAGCTCCTCCGCCATGCGGGTCTCGGCCGCGTTTTGGCCCCGCCACGCGCGGCGCAGGCCGGGGGTGTTCAGCTTCTCGCCCACGCGGGGGCTCACGTTCTCCAGCACACGCTCTGTCACGCGGCCCTCGCCGTACGCAGGCAGCTCGTTGTAGTGCCCGACGTACGAACCCAGCTGGACGTCCGCCCCGTTGCCTTGGAACTCGGGGGCGAGCTTCGCGAAGGTCTGCCGGAACTTCGCCGCGGGCATCGCGCCGAAGTCGCCCGTGATTGTGAAGGCCCCGCCGCCCGTGTCGATGAGGGACAGCCCGGCCTGGTTCACGCGGTCGTAGAGCAACGCGGTGAACTCCGGGTCCAGCTGCCCGCCGGGGAACGTGACGCGGGCCGCGGTCTGGAGCTGCGGGCTTGCGCTCGGCTTCACCATGTGGTAGGCGCCCGCCGCCTGGACGTCGGCCGCGCTGCGGAGTGTGTTGACGCCCCGTACCATCTCCTCCTCGGGTGCGTTCATCGCCGGGGTTTCCTGCCCCGGGGCGTAGCTCGACATCGGGTGCGCGCTGACGTTCGGGTTGTAGTCCGTCCGTGTCCGGGCCGCCGACTCGCCCTCGGGCAGGTACTCCGAGCGCATCGGGTACATCTTCACTTGCTGTCCGGCCTCGCGCATGGCGTCCGCGGCTTCCTTCCGCGTGTACCACTTGCCCTCGTTGTCCACGAAGCCCTCTTCGATGCGGGTCAGGTCTTGCTGGAGCCGGTCCGGCAGCTCGTCCATGTTGTGAAACCCGGCCGTGGGCACGTAGGACTTGCCCGTCTTGGCATCGCGGAAGGCCGCGCGCATCTTGAGCGGCGGGAGCGTCTCCGTGAACTGGCCGAGCCCCTCAGTCCGCGCTTGCTGGGGCATGCCGAGCGCCTGGTAGTACGGGTCCGCCTCACCTTCGGTGGACAGCCCGCGGGTGAGCGTGCGCTTCTGTTCGAGTGGGAGGTCCGCCGCGCCGGCCATGTGCCCGCTCGCGCGGCTCGGAATCTTCTCCGTGGTCTCGTGTACCGCGAAGCCGCGCGCCGCATCGGGCACGCTGGCCTGCGCCTGGCGCTGGAGGTCCGCCGCGCTCGCTCCGGGCTTCCTCGCCTTGAGCGCGCGCAGCTTCGCGCCCGTCCACGCCGCAGCCTGCCACGGGCCCACGCCTTCCGGCGTGCCCTCGGGTAGGAAGCCGGCCGCGTCCGCGCGCCCGCGGGCAAGGATGTTCTCCCCCGTCATGAAGTTGTGTTCACTCTCGGAGAACCCCGAGCGGCCTGGCTTGTGCCCGTACAGGCGACCCATCCACGAATCGTTCACCCCGACCACCGACGCCCCCTTGTCGCTGGGGTCCATTTGGCGGAAGTACGGGCCGGTCTTGGGCCCCAGGGCTACCTCGGGGTCCTTCCCCTCCAGCACGCCCTGGTACTGCCGGGCCTGGACGCCCGTCCGGTAGCGCGAACGCCCCGCGGCCTCGGGCCCTTCGAGGATGCTCCGGTTCTTCTGGGCGAGGGTCCAGTTGAGGGCGTTCGGGGGCGTGGCCTGGGGGCTGTAGATGGCCTGGCCAGCGGCTAGCTCCGTCGCTAGGCGCGGGTCCCCGCCGCTCATGCCCGTGTTCGCCCGGCGCGCGTCCTCGTACCAGCTGGCCCCGAAGGCGCCCTCCTGCGCGGCAGCGTCCAGCCTGGGGCGCACCTCGCGCTTGAGCTTCCGCATGGTCACGCCGCGCGGCGCACCGACGAGCTGCCCGCCCTCGCGAGCTACGAGGTGGGCCTCCGTGAGAGCACGGGCCCGCGCCTCGGCCAGGGACAGCTGGCGCCAGGCGCGCTCCGCCTTCGTAAGGGCCTTCATCCCGGGCATGGCTTCACTTTCCGAGCACCCGACGCGTAGACACGCACGTCGGGCAGTAACAGGGGGTGATGATGGCCTGGCCGCAGCATGGGACCTGCCAACCGGGCTCCGAAGGATGCGGGCCGTACATTATGCCCCCGATGACCTGGCGGCGCGGGTCCCGCACCTCCCGGCCGCACCCGTCACAGTGGACTATTAGTTCAATGAAAACCGGCATCGTTACCATCCTCGGCGCGCGAGGCGCCTCCACCAGGGGTTCGTGACGCGCTGCCAACGGGAGGGGGGAGGGCCTCCGCCCGAACCCGCGAAGACCTCCGGGGTGCCGGCAGGCGTCAGCGTGAGGGCCAGGGCGCCACTGAGGTGACGCTCCGCGACGGGCCCCGCCCCAAGCGTCAGCGTGAGGGCCAGGGTGCCGCTGAGGTGCCGCTCTGCAACGGGCCCCGCCCCAAGCGTCAGCGTGAGGGCCAGGGTGCCGCTCAAGGGGTGTGTAACCCCTCCCGCTGCCGGCGCATCCCAGAACACGCTTGCGCGCACGGGCGAGGCGTTCTTGGACAGCTCGGCGGCCCCGGGTATCAACACCCCTTGGCCCCACGTTAGGAGGTTCCTCGGCTTAGCCATTTGCCACCAGCATCTTGACAAAAGGGAGACCCGTCGCCGTAGAGTCGGGCTGTACCGCAAGGGTAAGCGCGCTGGTGTCGAACACCTGGGGCAGCCCTACCACGTCGAACCCCAGCATGCCGCCCACGTTCACTACCGGCACCCGCAGCGTGGCCAGGCGGCGCACTACTACCAGGTTGAATGTTCCGACCGTGCTTACCGTCGCGACGACGCTATTGAGCTGCTGAATGCCGCTGTCCCCCGCTTGCAGGGGGAGCATGATGATTCGCGCGATGGCCGGCGCTATGCCCGTGGCGACGGTGCCGGTAGTGCGACCCGCGGTGCCCGACTGGTTTGTATACGTAACCGCGATGCTAAGGTTGCCCGTGAACGCCGTGACCGCCTCCACCCACAGCTCAAGCCCGGTGAAGTCTGTCCCTCCGGGCACGCGGCCCGCGAAGCTCGGCTGGCTAGCGAGGGTCACGTTCGCATTGAACGCATACGCCCCCGCGTGAAACAGCCGGTCGTACACGATGAGGTTGGACGCCACGCTGTTCACGTACTGTAAACCGGCCAAGTACCCGAGAGCGCCGCCCCCGAACGTGTTGACGAGGGGCCAGCCCACGGTGGCATCCGTAGGCACGAGACCGTTAGCCGTATTCCCTACCGCCAACGTCGCGGCCCCGGGGTTCCCCGCGGCCTGGTGAACCGCCGTGAGCTGCGCGGCGACCGCTGTTACACTCGCGGTCTTAGTGTACGTAACGTGCTGCCGCGCCGCCGCGATGAGCCCGTCCAGAGTGGTGATAGCCATGGCTACGGACCCCCTTGCACGGACAGCGCGCCCGCGTTGAACCGCATCGTATCCCCGACTTGCACGGTGTTGGCCGCAGCTTTCCACCAAAGGAGGTTCCCCGCAACACCGTCGCGGAGGCCCCAGGCGTTGACCGTGCCCGACCACGTAACGGACGCCCACTCGATGACGTTCACGTTCGAAGTCGTGCGCGGGTCCCCGCTGGGCGCAGCCCAGTTAGCGTCCGCTTGCACGACCTGCTGCGGTGCGTAGTTCCCTCCGCTGACCTCGGTCCCACCCCCAGCATCCGAGGGAGCTGCGAAGAACAGCACGACGTATATGGCCGCTGGCTTGTACGCCGCAGCACTCCGCAGGAGGGCGTTCAGCACTTGTTCTTCCAGGTAGTGAGTTGCACCGGCCACGGTCTACGCCTCCTCGCCGCGCAAGCCAGAAGCTGCGTAACGCACAGTGATTACACCGCCCGTGTGCTGCACCCCATTACAGATGTGGGCAAGGTTCCCGTGCGGGTTCGCCACCGTGAACCCCGTCCATGCGTAGCGGCGCTTTCCGATGACGCTTGCCTCCGGCGCCTGGGCGATATCGGGGGCCCAAGCCCACCCGCCAGCGGCCGGATAGTACCGGTACGCGTCCAGTGTCCACGTGTTGCCCGTGAACGTCTGCCCGTCCTCCAAGTCAACGATGAGGTCGAACCCGCCTGTAGACTCCAGGCGGATGCCATCCGTGGGCGCGGAGTCCAAGGGCACGGCTTCCGTGGCGGCCTGAACCCCCGCAACGGAACGAGCGCCGGTCTTGGTCCATGTGGCCGCCATCAAACCACCCGAGAGCTACGGGCCCGACACGCCTTGGCCCAGCGCGCGAGAGCCCGCTTCGCGGCCCTGCGCTCAAGCCACATGCGGGCCCGCTTTAGGATTCCCTTCATCACTCACGCTCCGTCACGCCACTCGTCGTTGTACTCGTAGTCCACGCCCTCTAGTCTCGTCTGGACGTATCGCTTGCGCTCCCGCTTCACCTCGGCTAGCTTCGCCTGGACGCGCTCCGTGAACTCCCGCCACAGCGCCTCGCGACGCGCGGCCGGGCGCCCGAAGGTGCGTTCCCACCCGTCTTCGTACTCCTTCGTGACCGGCCGTGTACGTATCGCCATGCCCTAGTCCTCTATGTAGAAACCTGCGTTCGCCCCGACGTCGTGGCACACGCCCGTGCTGACCAGCAACAACTCGGGTTCGCCGTTCGTGAACCCGATACGGGGCTTCACCCGGCCACGACGCGGAACGGGATGCCCGTGGGTGTCTCCCCGACCACGTGGTCCGGGTACTCGCCCCGTACGTCGCTGGCCACGCACCGCTCGCTTGGGCACGTCCACACGTGAGCCGCTACGCGCTCCCCGCCGAGCAGGACGATACATGACGGCTCCCCTTCTACCATCGGCCGGGCACAGAATGGACAGCACCGCATGGCGTCCTCCTACTCGACCTCTTCGGTGAACTCGATGAGGCCGCTAAACTGCGCCGCGCCGGCTGCGCCCGGGTGCCGAATCACGAACGCCTTGGCCGTGGCATGGTCCCCGGCCACGGTCGGGGGCTTGTGGTTCACGTGGAACTGGAGGTCAACGCCTCCGCCGTTCGCCGCCGCGGGGACGAACACGTGGAGCGGGACAAACTCGACGAACGAGGCGGCGGGCGTGGTGTCGCCCGTGTGCGCCGTGGAGGTTGACGCAGGGTCGTCGTCCGCCAGCCCGTAGTTGCCCGGGGTCGGTGTGGCCCCGCCGCTCCCGAGGGCCGGGGCGTACCCGACCTGTAGCGTCACGATGCCCGGCGTGGTCTGGGCGCCCGCGTTACTGATGGTCACCTGCCGAATGCGGAGGACCTTCCCCGCGGCGGCCAGCACGGACACGAGGTCCATGGCCACGGTGGGGTTGACCTGGAAGCCTACCGCGTACGTGCGACGCGGAGTGTTGCCCTCGATGGTAACGGTCTGCGACTCCAGCGGGTGCGCCATGTCGTTTACTCCTTGTCCAGCACGCTAGCGCGAAGCTCCGCGCGGGTAACTTCGTCCAGGTCTTCGTGCATCGCGCCGAGTGGGGACCGCCGGCCGAGCGTCTCGCGGATGCCCGCGTGCATCGCACGCGAGGGGCTCGGGCTCACCTTGGCCCGCTCCCGCGCTAGCTTCGCTTCCGTGTCGTACCCGCCCCCAACCCCGAGGAACGGAAGGCTTGAGAGCCCGCCGAACAGGGCGAGCATACCGAGCAGGGTGATAGGCATGTTTACTCCTCGTCCGCCTCGCGTTCCCGAAGGACCGCGGCGTCGTTTGTCAAGCGGGGCTCTGGGGGCGCTACCGGGTAGGTCCGGACCTCGACAACCTGCGGCCCGCCGTCCTTGCCCGTATTCTCGATGCGTGAAAGCTTGGGAACGAAGTATTCACAGAGCGTCACGAACAGCTGGAGCGCCTTCACGGGGTCCTTCTTCTTCGCCCGCCGCCACAGCGCGAGTAGCTCACGCTCGGACACCTTGCCGTAGAAGCTGCTGAACGCCGCGCGGACCTCGAGCGTGAGCTTGTTCGGGGTGCCAGGCTTGCGCCCGCCCTTGCCACCGAACCCACGCTGACCTGGAAGTGCCGCGTTCGCCACGGGGGTTACTCCTTGCCCTGGAGGGCCTTCACGCGCAGCGCCGCCCGCTGGAGGGCAGCGCCCTTGCGGATGATAGGAGGCTTCGCCTTGACGGGCTGCGCCGGGGCGCCGCGCCGCGTGGGCATCGCGTGCATGCCCGGTGCCACGCTTCCGTGCTTCGCTCCCGGCATCATCATGGCCTACTCCTTGCTAAGGCAAATTCTTGTCCAGCTCCCAGCCACAGCCTATTATGCGCCTTCTGGCACGAAAACGCAACATGCACCGGGCGGGCCATTCCACTTTCAGGCCGCCTTTTTCGCAACACAACCATTGGGGAATTTCGGTAAAATGCAAGGAATACAAATTCGTCCAGGTTCAACGAACGGCACCCCCGGAGTACCGATACAGCGGGTCCAGACGCGCGCACGCTGGCAGGCCGTTTCCGCTCGTTCTAGGGCCATTCACCCCTAGTATGGCTGGCTCCCCCTAACGAGGCACCGCAGCCAAGCAAGGACCAGGCCACGTCACGTCCGGGGCCGGTCTAGGTAGCCCCAGGGTTACCAGCGGCACACCCCAAATGCTACGCTTGACGTCCCCGAGGTCCGTGCTTACGCGCGTGCGCGCGCATGCGCGCGGGGGAAATTCCTCTCATTGGCGCCTTGACTCTAACCTCCCGGAATCACGGCAAGGCGCCAGGCAAGGCGCCAAGTTGGCGCCTTGGTTATTCGGTAGTGGTATCAGGGGGTTAGAGTCAAGGCGCCAAGGCGCCAAGGGAGACCCCGCGCGAGGGCCTACTCCCTGGCGCCTTGCTCCTGCTCCGTGAACCCGAGGGCCCACGTCCAACCGTTCTTGACCTTCGCGGTAACCGCGCCCAGCTGCTCCCGTGCCCGCTGTAGCGTGCGTTCGCTGTACCCCGCCCCCTTGCCCTCGGCCAGGACCGTGGAGGCCAGGACGGGCCCGCCAGAGAGCCTGGAGGTCAACCACGCGCAGGCCGCGTTCATGGTAGCCCCGGACTTGTCCTGGGGCCGGGGCTTGGACAACATGCTGTCCGCTTGCATGTCCACCTCGCCGAGCCACTCGACCACGCCTACGTCCTCATCCGGGGCGCTGCCCTTGACACGGAAGGCGAGGCTGCGCGGGGCCGGGCCGAGCTGGGGCTTCGCTTGGGCCACGATGCGCCGGGTAGGGTCCTCATCCTCCGGGTCCGCCCCGACGAACAGCACAGAGCGCGCGGCAGCCCCCAGGCCCACGCTTCCGCTGATACGGTACAGCACGCTCGCCGCATCATTCGTCTTGTTCAGGTGGCACACGAGCAGGATGGCGATGTGGAGCCGCTGGGCCATGGCGGCCAGCGGGGCGAGGGCCTGGCGGATGTGCTGGTCCTTGTGCGAATCGAGCTTCACGGGGAGGCAAGCGTTCAGCGGGTCGAGCACAACCATTTGAACGTCGCCGGCCCGTTTGATGGACGCCTCCAGTCGCTCGACGTCATCCGGCAGTTGGGGCGCGCGCCCACCGTGTAGCAGGTCGAGTACCACGATGCGCTTGAGGTCCGCTCCCGCGGCTTCCGCTCGGGGCCGGATGGTATCACCCTGGCCATCCTCCACGTTCAGCAGGAGGACACGCGCGGGCGTGCGCCCGGTGGGTTCACCCGGGAGCGCCGCGCCGCGCGAGAGCTTGGCGGAGAGGTCCAGGGTCATGATGGACTTCCCCTTGCCCGGGTCGCCGGCCACCAGGGTCACGTGCCCGAGCGCTACGCGCCCTTTCCACAGCCAGTCAATCTTTTCCGGCGCTACCGTGTCGAGCGTCACGAGGTGCAGCTCGTCGCCCGTGTCCACGGGCTCCTCATCCGCCCGCAGCTCGTACGGCCCAAACTCCTCCTCCGCAGTCGGGCGCGGGCCCTCGCTGTCCCACCCCGCTTCGTGCGCCATGTAGAAGAGAGACCCGAGGCCCACGCCGGTCCGGGAGAAGCTCCGCCACTTCTCCTCGGGCTCCCCGGGCTTGCACTTCTTCCCCTGCGCGGACCAGGCGAGCCAGAGAGCGCGCCCAGCCTTCCCCAGGCCCGCCTTGAGGGCCATCCCGGTCTTGAGCCAGCTGTGGTAGTCCATGTCCGGGTCGAGGTGCGAGAGCGCGTCCGCGGCCTCTTCCCAGCGGTGGGGTTCGGCAGCCTGGGGCTCCCCAGTGGTCGTGCCCTGGCCGACCACCTCCACGATGCGCTCCAGCCTCGCCTGGAAGCCGCGAAGCGGGGCGGCCCCGAGGCGCAGGCCCGTCACGGTGGAGTAGCGCCCGTGGTCGTACACCTCCAGCCCGGGGTCCGTCTTCTCCTTACCCCACTTCCGGCTATGCTTCGCCTCGGGCGGGAGCTTCCCCACCCCGAAGACGTGGACACCCGTGCCCGAGGGCGACACTTCACAGTAGGAGTCTTCCGTGATGCCCCGGACCGCCGCGCGGTACTCGGGCGGGACACGCGGGTCGATAGTGACTGTCAGTCCACCAGGCCCGGGGGTCACCCCCGAGAGCACGTGGTCGAGGTCCACGAACGCGAGGCCCGACCCCGCCGTGAAGACGAACCCCACGCCCGCGTCCGGGTCCTCCGCCGTGCGCTCGTAGAATGCTGCCGCGTCCTCAAACGTACCCCAGGTCGAGGGGTCGTCTACCGCAGCCGAAGCTCCAGTCCTGGGGTGGATGGGCCGCTTGCTCACGTGCCCTACCCACTGGGAGAGGGCCCGCATCCCGGGGGGCACATTGGATGCCCAAGCTCCGGGGGACAGCTTCTTAATTGGCACGTTAGTTGCCTCCGACCGCCGAGCGAGTGAGGGACTAGCCGGGCCGGTAGCGCCAGCTCCCGACCCGGCTGCCCTCGCTGGCGATGGCTCGCCAGTGGTCAGGTTTCATTATACGCCATCGGGCGCACCCGAGCAAATCAAGGAGGGGGGCTTGCATTCCGTTTCGGGTAGGCGCATAATGGTCTTGCAGCGTTGGGAACGGGCAGTACGACGGCAGCACCTCCGCGATAGCCAGCACGGGAGGCCGTCATGAAACCGGGGCCGGGAAAGCCGGCCCGCCAGGCAGCAGGGCCGCTTTAACCACGAGTGACTAAGATGGAGCGTACAATGGCGACGGATGACCAGCGGTTCACGTCTCTTCCCTCTCTCCTCCAGCATTGCGAGGCGGCCCGAGCGGCTAGCCGCGCGCTGGTGGTCCCCACCCAGTCCACCAAGGCCACGCGCCGCGTGCGCGGCAGAGCGCACTACAACCGCGCCGGTTGGCCGCTGTGCGGCTGTGCGAAGTGCGGCCAGCTGCACTACGTGGAGCCACACGGCACGACGGCTTTCTGCACCGCTTGCTTCGACACCACGGAGCACGAATCCCTCGATGAGTGAAGCACAGGGCGTCCCGGGGGTGGCCCGGGACGCTCGATGGTTCACTCAAGGAGAACGCCATGGCTTGCTCCGACTGCCTCAGAAACGACGTGGACGGCGACTGTATTCACGAGGGGCTAGCGTGGGCCAGGGCGCGGAAACAGAAGGACGCGAAGAGGGTTGCACGCGCAGTAGAAACCTATACGATGGAGGCGGTGACCATGAAAGAGCTTTCGATGGCGGAAGTGGTGTCCGTGGTAGAGGCGGCGCTGACTATGCCCCCGGGCGATATGGCCTGGAAGACGGAGCCGGTCCCCGGGACGCCCGAGGGGGCGCAGGCGACGGGCTACGTCGGGGAGATGGGAGGGCTCAAGGTCGCGGTCGCGGCCTGGTCCATGGGGGGCTACTCCGGGTTTGAAGGGGCCCTCTTCTCGGACGCGCTCGGCATCCCCGTTCGCCTGGGGCCCGCCGAGGCGGAACTGTTCGTTCGGAAGGCCCGCGCCGCGCTGGCCGCCCCGGTGGGTTCGGTCGAGTGAAGCACAGGGCGCCCCAAGGGGGCGTCCGATGGTCCACTTGACACGGGGCTCGGAGAGTGCCATGATGAGCTTGGAGGAGCAGGCGATGCCACGGAACATAAACTGGGATGCCGACCTGACGTGTGGGTGCAAGGTGGACCTGACGGACAGCGAACGGGCCAGCCTCATCATATGCCGAGCGGACCATGCGTGGGAGTGCAATCGCCGGTACTGCCTCGGGGAATGCGCGGCCTCGCCGTGCGAGCATGGCCTCGCCGCCGCCTGGTGCCCGGCATGCTGGGACCTCGCGATGTACTGCCCGAAGTGCAACGCGGGACAGCACATTCAGCGCGTGCTGCGCATCACTCACAGGTAGTGAAGAGAACGGGGCGAGAAACGGGCGCGAAGTCGGGTTGGCCTCCCGTCGCCCCACAGTGAACGAAGGACAAACGAAGCAAGGAGGCAGGTCATGTGCGCAAAGTGTCAGGCGTCGAAGGAAGAGGCGGCGAAGTTGGGGGACCTCGTTCGCATCCACGCCGGGGGTGAGTGTATCATCCGCTTTGACAAGAACGCGGCGTTCACCTTGAAGCCGGGGGCCACGCGGGAGGAGCTGGCAGAAGCCGCGGGCACCGTGGCGGACCAGCTGACGCAAATCGAGAAGGTCCGCAAGTCCGCCGAGGCTACCATCCTGATGTTGACCCTCGCCGCCGGGGCCCTCGGGGAGCGCATGCTCGGCATGGTCCCGGCGCGGACCAGCGGGGAGGAGCAGGGCCAGAAGGCCGCCTCCTTGTTCGCCCAGTACAGCCCGGCCGGCGGTTTCAAGTCGTGACCTGGAGGGCGGGGGACCTGCTGTTCGACGTGGCCTGGTTGGCGGGGCTGGCGGCCCTGATAACCCTGGTAGTTCACGGAATGTGAGGACGGAGGTGTACCATGGCAAGCGTCGTTGCACACGGAAAGGGAAAGCGCGCATTTGGCCGGCGGGTGAAGACCGGCGGGGGACCGGCCAAGAAATACAGGCGCCGTCGCTGGTTGGAGCGCCCCTCGGACCGATGTTCGTGCCACCATTCACAGCCTTGCAGGAGCCAGTGATGAAAGGCCCCTTGCGCTTCGCGGTAGCCCTCGGGGGCACGCTGACGGCGGGGCTGCTGGTCCTGGGGTTCCTGTGGGTACTCGGGACCCTGGCGGCCATCTTCGGTGGGCCCGCGGCGATGCTGGGGCTCTGTGCGCTCCTGGTGGCGGGCCTGGTGTTCTTCGCCATTTGGGACGGCACGCGGCCCCCCAAGCCCGAGGGCCGGGGCTTGTATGACTAGCGGTGACATATCCCGGGCGCGCTTGCGGGCCATCCTGCGGGCCGCCCCGGGAGTGGGGCCCCAGAAGCTCCGGGGGTTGTACCTGGAGGTCTACGGGGCCACAGCAGCATCGAGCATCCCGGACGAGCGGGTCCGGGCGTCCATCATCGAGGCAGTGAACGAGCTACTCGGAGGTACACACAATGGCAAGTCGCAAGGTTCAGGAGAAGCTGGCGGAGTCCGTGAAGGCGAAGGCGGAGCAGGGGGAGCACGGGGGCGGCGCAAGCCCCACGCCCCCGCCGTCCGCCCCACTGACCTCCTGTGAGGTCGCCGCGCCTGCGGACACGGCGCCGGAGATGGAGTACATGGTTCGCGCGGCCGACGAGCGGGCCGCCATGGAGGCGGCCCGCACGGCGGCCTTCGTGGCCATCTCGGAAGGGCTGTTCGCTATCGCGGTAGCCCTGGAGCTGCGCGCCGGGGGCCGGGTCGTAGGGTTCGAGGACCCGAAGCCCCAGGCGCCCCCGTCGAAGCCCCAGGCGGAGGACACGAAGCCGGCCCCGGCCGCTCCTGCGGCTCCTGCCGCTCCTGCCGCTCCCGCGGCCCCGTCGAAGCCCCAGAAGCCGGCGGGCAAGGCGACCCTGGCCGAGGCACAGCGGGCCGTGCTCACGTACGCGCAGCGGGTCGGGACGCCCGAGGCGCAGGCCATCATTCAGGGCACGCTGGGCGTGGGTCGTCTCTCGGAGATGAAGGGGGAAGAGGCCGCCCTGGCGCAGGCGTACGGGCGGCTCGTCGCGGCCCTGGTCCTTCCGGCGGAGTAGGCCACTACGCGGTGAACCCGAGGCAGTAGGGAGAACACACAATGAGTGACGATACCAAGAGTGAAGCGAAGGCGGCCCTGACCAGGGAGGAAGTGAACGCTATGGTAGGCGCGGTGCTGGCCCTCGTCCCCGTCCTGGTTCGCGCGGCGCAACGGGAGTTCGGGTCTCTGTGGGAGCGGGGGGACGTGGCCACGAAGACCGGCCTCACGGGGGTGCTGGCGATGGCCTGCCTGGTCATAGGGGAGCAGACTGCGGAGGAGGTCGGGCTGACGGACACCGGGCGTGCGGTCGTGACCGAGGCCCGGGTCCGGCTCGCCGCTGGGTTCACCGCGTTCAGGGCGGATGGGGGACCCCGTGTCGTCATCCCCTAGCGCACACGCGCACCTAGGCCCCAGCGCTGCGGCCAGGTGGATGGCCTGCCCCGGTTCGGTCGGGCTCCAGGCCACCTTCCCGGACCGAACGAGCGAGCCAGCGGCGACCGGGACCCTGCTCCACGAAATCCTCGCGACCTCCTTGCTCACCCCGGACGTGGGTATTCTGGAGGTCCCGGGGGACACGTTCACAATCGGTGAGTTCACTATTGAGCTTACCGAGGAGATGCTCGGGCACGTCCAGAAGGCGATGGACTGGGTGAACCTGTATCGTGCTGCGGTCCCCAATGCGAGGGTGCACACGGAGCAGCGGTCGAACGTGGGCGAGTTCTTCGGGTGCCCGGACGACCTGTGGGGAACGGCGGACATCGTGCTCACAGGCCCGGACGAGCTGGTAGTCGCTGACTTCAAGTCCGGTTTCGAGGAGGTGGATTCCGAGGAGAACCCCCAAATCAGTCTCTACGCCATCGGCCTGGCCCACGCCGCGGGGTGGCCCTGGGAGCGCTACAAGCTCGTCATCCTCCAGCCCCGCAGCTCACAGCCCGTGAAGGTGGAGGTGTTGACCAGGGACCAGCTCAAGGCTCGTGCCGAGAAGTACCGGCCCCTCGTAGAACGCGCCCTGCTGCCCGGCCAGGCCCTCGTGCCTACCGAGGCAGGGTGCCGCTGGTGCCGCGCGGCCGGGGCCTGCCCGGAGCTGGCCAAGCGCTCCCTGGTCCTGGCGCAGCGGGAGTTCAGCACCCCGCAGCTCATCACGCGGGAACAGCTCGCCAGCGTCCTGGCGCAGGCGGGCATGGTTCGCAAGGCGCTGGACGCGTGCGAGCAGTACGCGCACCAGCTCCTCGCAACGGGCGCGGCGGACCCGTCGGAGCTGGGGTACAAGCTCGTGCTGTCCAAGCGCCACCGGGCGTGGAAGGACGAAGGCGCGGTCGCGGTTACGCTGTCCCTACTCACGGAGCCCGAGAATCTGTACGAGCCGATGACGCTCCGTTCACCCGCACAAATGGAGAAGCTGCTGAAACTGAAACCGAAGACCCTGGACGCGCTGGCGCCAGCACCCCCGGGTAACCCAGTCCTGGCGCCGCTCGACGACGCACGGCCGGCGCTTCCGGCCGATTTCAAGCAAGAGGAGGAGTAAGCCATGGCAAAGGTTGCGAAGACCCAGGTTCTCCCGCCCGCAGTGGGCGTGTACGTCTCCCTGTTCACCCCGCGGGACCCGCCCGCCGGGTCGAAGGGGAAGCCCCGGTACAGCCTGGTGTTGCTGTACCCGAAGTCGAAGCCGGAGGTGCTGGACGGCTTCCGCAAGGCCGCGCTGGAGGTCGCCGAGGCCAAGTGGCCCGGCAAGGGCGCGAGCGTCGTCAAGCGCATGAAGTGGCCCATCATCGCGGACGGCGACGAGCGATACCCGGATGACCCGACGTTCGCCGGGATGCTGTTCATCCGGGCGTCCACCCAGGCCGACCCGCAGCGCCGCCCGCCGGGCGTCGTGAACGCGCAGGCCAAGGTCGTCATGGACGACGGGGAGGCGTACAGCGGGTGTACCTTCCGCACGAGCGTGCGGCTGTTCCCCTTCGACACCGCCGGCAGCGCCGGGGTGGGGGTGGGCCTGAACAACGTCCAGGTCGTTCGCCAGGGCGTGCGTCTCGACGGGCGCAAGAACGCGGAGGACGAGTTCAAGGAGTTTGCGGAGCCCGAGGACGCCGCGGGAGGTGGCGGGGAGTCGTTGCTCTAGGGATTCACGGGTCGAGTGCCGCAGGCTGCCCCCAAGGGACCCGTGGACTTGGGGGCAGGATGGAGTGCTCAACCCGCAGTGAACGGAGGAGTCGGAAATGCCCCCCAATGGTGACGTGCTGGACTATATGGAGCGCCCTCAAGCCCCGCCCCGGGACCGGCGGGTCCGGTGGGAAGACCTCGAAATGCTGGCCCCAGAAGACCCGGAGCGGGGGCAGGCCCCCGGGCAAACCATGGAGGACGTTCACTCCCTGGCCCGGTCCACCGGGTGCTGCGGTTGCTATTGTCACCACAGCCCCGCGTGCCCGCCGTGCGAGTGCCAGTTTCACAACCCGTTCGTCGAGGAGTGAGGCCATGGCGGAGCTGTTCCTAGATTTCGAGACGCGCAGCCGCGCGGAGCTGAAACGGGTCGGGGCGTACCGTTACGCGGAGGACCCCAGCACGGAGGCCCTGTGCGCGAGCTACGCGCTGGACGACGGGCCGCTGCGGACGTGGCGCCCGAACGATTCAGGCGCGAGCCGGGAATGGCTCCGCATGGCGGCGGACCCGCACGGCCCCCTGGTGGTCGCGCACAACGCAGAATTTGAACAGCTCGTCCTGAAACACCGCTTCGGCCTGGACCTCCCCGCGTCGCGCTTCCGCTGCACCGCGGCGCAGGCCGCCCGCTGCGGGCTGCCGCGGTCCCTCGACAAGGCCGGCGTAGCCCTGGGGCTCCAGCACCAAAAGGACGCCACGGGCGGGCACCGGCTCCTCGGGAAGTTGTCGAAGCCGCGCAAGGGCGGGGACTTCTGGGAGCGCGGGGAGGCGTCCGAGGACTTCGACGCGCTGGAGGAGTACAACGCCGGGGACGTGCTCACGATGCGCGACCTTCGGCGGGTCCTGCCCGTCCTCTCGGACACGGAGGAAGCGCTCTGGGACCTGACGTGCCGGATGAACGCCCGCGGGATGGCCGTGGACACGGAGGCCGTGGCGAAAGCGAAGGTCTGGGCGGACGCGGACACGGCCCGGCTCGCCGCGCGCTGGTTCGAGCTGACGGGGGTCCCGGCCAACTCCCCGAAGGCCGCTGCGGCCCTGGGGATGTCCTCCGTCGCGAAGGTCCACGTGCGGCACGCGCTCAAGCGCCGCGACCTCTCCCCGCGCCTCCGGGAGGCCCTGGAGGTCCGCAAGAAGCTGGCGAAGACGAGCGTGCGCAAGCTGGTGGCCTTCCAGCTCCAGACGTGCCAGGACGGGCGCTACCGCGGCGGGTTCGTGTACGCGGGTGCGGAGCGGACCCTGCGCTGGAGCGGGCGGGGGGTCCAGCCCCAGAATTTCCCGCGCGGCCTGGGGGAGCTGACGGACATCGCCTTCGACGCGCTGGACCTGGGGTTGCTGGACGTGCTGTTCGGGGACATCCTCTTGACCGTGAGTGACATGCTCAAGGGGTTCCTGGTGGGCGTGCCCAGTTACCTCATCGGCGACTACGGGCAAATCGAGGCCCGCGGCCTGGCCTGGTTAGCGGGGCAGCAAGACCTCCTCCTGGCTTTCACCGCGGGTGAGGACATCTACTGCCAAATGGCGAGCGCCATATACGGGCACGAGGTCACGAAAAAGGACTATGACGAGCAGTTACACATCGCGAAGCGGCAGCTCGGGAAAATTGCGGTGCTGGGGTGCGGGTACGGCCTCGGGGGCGCCAAGTTCCAAGCCCAAATGGATGCCAACTTCGACGTAGCTATCAGTGAAGAAAAGGCGTACGAGGTCGTGAACACGTATCGGGACCGCTACCCGAAGATTCCCGCGTTTTGGAACCGGCTCCAGCGGTTTTTCGAGCAGGCCGTCGCCCAGCGCGCAGCGTCCATCGGGGCCCCAGGGTGGCCCTTCCAGGCGGGGGTCCGGACGTTCGGGGGCAAGCGCTTCGCGTTCATCATGCTTCCGAGCGGGCGCCCAATCTACTACTTCGACCCCGTGTCCGGGGAAGACGGGGTGTCCTACTTCGGTCGGAACGTCTACGCGGGCGGGCGGTGGGAGCAGCTGCGCGCGACGTACGGAGGGAAGCTGACGGAGAACGTGGTTCAGGCGGTGAGCCGGGACGCCATGGCGGAGGCGATGCTCCGCCTGGACCGGGCCGGCTTCCCTATCGTGGGCACGGTACACGATGAAATCGTGGTCGAGGCCCCAGCGGACGGGCTGCGTGAGTTCAACGACTTGATGTCCCGCCGGCCGGAGTGGGCGCAGGAGCTGCCGCTTGTGGTAGAGTCCTTCGCATCGAGGAGGTATCGGAAATGACGCGCGAAACGCTGGTCCTGCTCCTCTACGCTTCGGGGAGCCTGTGCTTCCTGGCCGGTTCCCTGCTCTCTCTCGCGGCGCGGGTGTGGCGATGAGAGCAGACCCGTTGGACCTCGCGTCGGACCCAATCTGGGGGCGCTTTTGTCTCGCGGCGGACCCGAACAGCACACCCTGGCTCCAGAGGCAGGCGAAGCGGGCCCGTCAGAATCGGTGGGTTAAGGTGAAGCGGAAGCAGGTAGCCCTGGAGTCGGCCGTGGAGGAAGCGTGCTGCGCGCTGCTGCGCGAGCACGGGTGCCTGGCTCTCAAGTTCGGGAAGGAAGGCTGGCCTGACCGGCTCGTCCTCCTCGGAAACGGGTTTCACGTGTGGTTCGAGTTCAAGCGGGCGAAGTTCGGGGGCCTGACCCCGGCGCAGCGCAGGCGCATCCCGGCGCTGCGGAAGGCGGGCGAGCTGGTCTTCATCGTGAAGGACGCGCACACGGGCCTGGTGGAAGCCCTGAACGCGCGGAAGGCCCTTCCCACCATGAACCGGGAGCTTGTATGAGGGTATACGTAGCGTCAAAGTTCAGCAGAGCGGAGGAGGTCAAGGAAATCATCCGCATGCTGGAGCGGCAAGGTCACCACGTCACGGTGGACTGGACCGTCCACTCGTGCGCCGGGGACATCGGGCCAGGCTTGCAGGACAAGCTGGTACACTTCGCGCAGCTGGACCGGGACGGGGTGCGCACGGCGGACGCGCTCATCATGTTGCAGGACGACGCGTCCCGGGGCGGATTCTGTGAACTGGGGATGGCCCTGGCCTGGGGCAAGCTGGTGCTGGTGGTCGGGGGCCGCACGAGCTACCCGCACCGCGCGCCTATCTTCTACGCGCTCCCGGAGGCGCATCACTTCGAGTATGCTGCTGACGCGGTGGCGTGGTTGACGTGGTTGGACTCCGTGTTCGCGGAGAAAACCGACGAGCAGGTGCGCGAGGTATCACGATGAGTGACGACACCAGGAAGGAACGGAAGCTCCTCCGGCCGCTCCCCGCGAACGGGGCCGCGCGCAAGCGCATCCCCATCGTGACCGGGCTCCTGGACTACTTCCCTGCCGCCCTCGCCGCGGTGGCCGAGGTTTCGGTTAAGGGGAACGAGAAGCACAACCCCGGGCAGCCCCTCCATCACAGCCGGGGCAAGAGCAACGACCACGCAGACGCCGCGGGCCGGCACCTCATGGAGCGCGGGAGCATCGACCCCGACACGGGCTGCCGCCACTCGGCGGAACTGGCCTGGCGTGCGCTCGCGCTCTTGCAGGAGGAGCTGGAGCAGGCCGGGGAAGCCCCGCTGGCTCGGGGTGCCTTCTCGCCGGCCGTGCCCCCGACCCCGCCCACGGGGATAAGCTCCACCTTCCCAGACCCCGAGGCCGGGTCGAAGGGGGACGAATTGCTGCGGGCCGTGGAGCGGCGCATCGCGGAGGCCGAGCGCGCGTGCGCGGCAAGCGCCGGCCAGCTGTACTACTGGGGCCAGGCATCCGAGGCCCCCGGGGCCAAGCTCCGGCCCTCGGGCGGCGGGGGCCTCCTCTCGGACATGGAGGCCGAGCATCGGGCCGATGAAGAGGAGGACCGGCGCGACTGGCTCCGGGACCTCCTCGGGCGGGAGCCGAGCAAGCAAGACCTGGACGCGGCGTTCGGAACCTGGAGACGCTAGGTCATGCCCTGCGCCATGACCACCGCCCTGCTCGGGCGTCCGCCGTACCGCCAGGACGTGCTCTACTTGTACGGGTTCCAGGTAGACGTCCTGAACGAGTTGTCCCTTGGCACCCGGCTCTGGCAGCAGGGCTACGCTGCGGCGGACCGGGCCCTCGCGGGGTTCGCCGCACCCCTGCGGCTCCTACAGCAACCCGGTAGTTTCATCTTCTACCCGGAGTAAACCATGCGTCCCAAGTCCGCCATGTTCGGATACCAGGCCCTCGCCGCCGCGGAGGCGGCGAAGCGCCAGCGCCTCGCCATCCTCCTCGAACCAGGGTACGGGAAGACCGTCATCACCGCGACCGCCCTATGCGACCTGGGGGCCTGGCCCGCCCTGGTGGTCGCCCCAGCGGCGGTGGTCGAGGCGGGGGTCTGGGAGCGCGAGCTTGCGGCTTGGGCGCATACACGCAACGTCACGGTGGTCCCGCTCGTCGGCCCCGCGCCCAAGCGCGAGCGCCAGCTCGGGCGGGACCCGCCGCACATAGAGGTCGTGAGCTACGAAAACTTGCTGTGGCTCACGGACGCCGTGGAGATTGACGCGCGGTACAGGGCCATCGTTTTCGACGAGCTGTCCAAGGTGAAGACCCCCGGGACCAAGCGCTTCCGCCGGATGCGCGGCCGTGCGGCCAACATCCCGGTCCGGTACGGCCTGACGGGCACGCCCGTGGGAAACCACCTCCTTGACCTCTGGGGGGAGCTGTTCATGGTTGCCGGCCCGGACCCGCTGGGGCCCACGTTCGGAGCGTTCAAGTCCAAGTATTTCGAGCCGATAGACTACTTCCAGCGGGTGTGGCGCCTCAAGTGCTGCGCGAAGTGCAAGACCCCGGACGGGTGCGCGGTGGAGTACCGGGGGCGCTGCGCGTGCCACAAGGCGCAGCTAGCCGACATCCGCGCCCGTGTCAAGCCCTACGTGTACGTGCTGCCGCCCCAGCCTGCCGTCCAGATTCCCCCGGTCCGGGTCAACCCCGTCCGGGTCACAATGCCCGCGGTCGCGGCCAGGGTGAGCGCGGAGCTGCTGCACCAGCTCTGGGCGGAGCTGCCGAACGGGGCCGAGCTGGAAGCCCTCTCCAGGTCGAGCGTGGCGGGGAAGCTCCGCCAGCTTGCCGGCGGGGCCGTCTACTTGGGCAGCCCTGGGGCGCTCGGCGAGGAGGCCGTACAGGAAGGCCCAGCCAAGTGGGAAGAGGTCCACACGGCCAAGCTGGACGCCCTGGACACGCTTCTCGACGAGCTACAGGGACAGCCTGCCCTCGTGTTCTACCAGTTCCGGCACGAGGCCACGCGCATCAAGCAACGCCTTTCGGGCCGGCGCTGGGCGGACCTGGCCACGGCCGGGTCCAAGGCCATCGAGGCGTGGAACGCTGGCCAGCTGGAGGTCTTGCTCCTCCACCCCGCTTCGGCCGGGTTCGGTCTGAACCTCCAGGCGGGCGGACACCACGTCATTTGGTTCGCCCTGCCTTGGTCCTGGGAGCTGTGGAAGCAAGGGAACGGGCGCGTAGCCCGGCCGGGCCAGGCGGCCTCTTGGGTCACCGCGCATCAACTCCTTTGCGGTCCGGCGGATTCTATGGTAGAGCTTGCGCTCCAGCGGAAGGGCCGCGTGGAACGAGACCTGATAGGAGCCTTACTGTGAAGACTCTGGAGGCGGCATACCATGTGTTGCGGGCACGCGGAAGAGAGTACACACACTGTGAAGCACCGGGCCAGGAACCGCCGGTTCAGGCGGAGCGAGAAGGGCCGGGCCGCGCGCCGCCGGTTCATGCGGAGCGAGAAGGGCTTGGCCACGCGGCGCCGGTTCATGCGGAGCGAGAAGGGCTTGGCCACGCGGCGCCGGCACGACCGGAGCGAGAAGGGCTTGGCCGCGCACCGCCGGTACGACCGGAGCGAGAAGGGCCTGGCCAGGACCCGCCGGTACGACCGGAGCGAGAAGGGCTTGGCCGCGCACCGCCGGTACAAGCGGGCCCGCCGTGCGGCTGTGCACGCTGCACTTTCTACCACCCCCAAAGCTGAGAGGACGCCATGAAGACGAACGCAGACCGGGAGTTCTACGAACAGAAAGTGAACAAGCTCCGGGCGGAGAACGAGAAGGCCCTCCGCCAGCTCGGGGAGGAGAACAAGGCCCTGCGGCACGAGCGCAACGCGCTCGCGCTCCAGCTGGAGCCGCTCAAGGCGCAGCGGGAGGCGGACGAGCGGCTCATCCACGCGGTGTCCAGCGCGGAGCCTCCGGCCTGGTTGCTGGACCCCTCGGGCCCACCGCGCCGCGGGCCGGGCGTGCCGACCCTGTTCCTCTCTGACTGGCACTGGGGGGAGATGGTTCGGCCGGGCGAGGTGGCGGGCCGGAACGAGTACAACCTCGCCGTGGCCCGGGAGCGGGCGCACCGGCTGTTCGCATCCGTGCTGGACCTGGCCTTCGACCACATGGTCCTCCCGAAGGGCTGGAAGTACCCGGGCATCGTGGTAGCGCTCGGGGGCGACATGCTGGACATGCTGAACGGACGCATCCACACGTCGGAGGGCCCGAACGAGGTCGCGATACGGGAGGCCCTGGACGACCTCTCCGGTGTCCTGGTGCGCGGCCTGGGAGCCCTGGCCGAGCGCTTCGGGCGCGTGTATGTCCCGTGTGTCATCGGCAACCACGGCCGGATGTCCGCCCGGGTCCCGGCGCGAAACCCCGCGGGCACCAGCATGGACGCCATCCTCTACGACGGGCTGGCCAGGCACCGGGGCCTGGTGGGCAAGGACGTCCGGTTCGACATCGCGAAGGGGGTGGACCTCCGGTACAAGGTGTACGACTACGCGTACGTGCTGACCCACGGTTACCAGTGGCGGGGAGGGGACGGCGAGGTGGGAGCCCTGGGGCCCGTGGCCCGCGGCGTCAAGCGGCTCCGCACGAAGTACATGCAAATGAAACTCCCGGTGGATACCGTCATCTTGGGGCACTTCCACCAGTATTTCGCGAGCCCCTCGTTCATCATGAACGGTTCACTGAAAGGCTACGACGAGTACGCCTACCAGGGGAGCTTCGAGTTTCAGCCGCCGATTCAGGCGTTTTGGTTCACGCACCCGCAGCGCGGCATGACGTGCGCCTGGCCCGTGTACGCAGGCGAGCGCGGGAAGAAGGCCACGACCGACTGGTTGCGCTTCGACGCGCTTGCCCCGTAGTGACACGAAGGGCCCCGGGGGTGGACACCGGGGCCCTTCGTGTTTCCTACAGGAGCGTGTTCAGGTGTTGCCAGGCGAGCCGCCAGCCCCGGAACCACGTCAGGCTCCCCGCGACCTGCTTTCGGATTTGCATCTGAACGGTTCCCGCATTCGCACCGTTGCGGAGCATCCCTTGGAGTCGAACGACCGTTCCCGCCGCGGTCGGAGTGATAGGAATAGCCGTGCCGAACCCGGTTGCGCTGGCACCCGCGTTTGTGAACATGAAGTCCACTCGGGTGGGCGCGGCTGGCCCGGTGAATGTCACGTTCACCGCGTTCGCATCGTTGGCGGTCAGCACCCCGATGATTTCCCACGTGTAAAACTCGTTCGACAACACGGGGAAGGCGATGCCGGTAAGGTCCACGAAGGTCAAGCTACTCGTGGTGAAGTCGCTGGTGGAGGTCTTCGGGACGGTCAGGCTCTTGAGGCGGAGGACTTCCGCCCCGTCCACGGAGAAGCGCGGGTCCCCCGCAGCGGTGAGGTAGAGGCCCGAGTCTGGGTCTGCCGTGAACGTGAGCCCCGGCGCGCCGACCACTCCGTCCGCCAGCGCGAGGGGCGAGAGCATCCCACCCTTCCCGCTGCGGTTGAGGCTGTCCGTAACCTCAGTCGCGAGGTCAGCTAGCGTACCGTTCGCCCACGTGGCTTGGATAGGGTTTCCCCCGATGACCTGGGCGAAGGGGAGGCTGTAAATGCCCGATGCGTTGCGTGCCATGGTTTCAGTCCTCTCGGAGTAGCTGGTACAGGGCGTCGTTGATGCGCGCCCGCCCGGCGGTGCGCAGCGGGGCCGGCTTTCCACCTACCGTCATGAAGGGAATAGGCATCGGGCCGACACGGACGCGGACACGACTACCGGCGGGGTTCGCTTCCCGGGCGGCAACCGCCTTCGTCCCGGCGCGGGACAGCCGGGCCGCCGCGCTCATGTTGCCGTACTGCCGGTTCACGGCTGCCCACTCGTCGCCCAGCCCGGCGCCGGCCATCGCTTGCCCCAGCTCGGAGTCCACGAGGTGCCGTACCTCATTGAAAGGCACCTTACTGAGAGTGCCGGTCGGGTCCTGTGTCTTCGTCACGCCCCGGAGGTGCGTGTCGAGGTTCTGGCGCAGCTCGTGCGCCTCCTGCGGCGTGAGCTTGAACAGCTGCCGGCGTCCGCCGGTCCACGTCCCGCGGGCGAGAGCCTGCTTCGCCAGGTACTCCTCCACGTCCGCCACGAACGGCGCGGCGTCCGGGTTCTTGAGCATCCGGGGCTTGATGGCCCGCTGGAAGTTGGCCAGCACGTTCCCCAGGTCGAACCCTACGCCCTTCTGCTGCGCGTCCGCCAGAAGCCGGCTCATCTCGGGGCCGTAGCGTTGGGACATGGCCGCCTTGGACGCGCGCAGCACGCCGCCGGGCCCCTCGCGCAGGTTCACGCCGGGTTCATCGAGGATGGACCGGGCGACCTGGCCAGGACGCAGCTCGCCTTCCTTCATCGCCATTTGCCCGACCGCGCTGGGCGCCTGGAGGGCTCGGAGGGTCTGCTTCTCCGCCCCAGCCTTGAAGTGCCGCGCCAGGGCGCGCCGGGCCGGGCGGGCGGCCAGAGCTGCGCCGGGGGCGAGAATCGGGCCGTACGTGCCGAGCCAGTCGGCGACGGGGTGCGCCTCCTCGCCGGCAACCTCCCGCTGAATGTCCGCCTCCCCCTGCTCGGCGGCGAGCTGGGGCATGGCCTCGCGCAGCTCCGGCGGGATGCCCTCCGCGTACTGTGGGGGCAGCTCGGGAAGGGCCGGGTTCACGCTGCGCCGGAAGCGCTGAATCCCGCGGGCGATGCCTGCGCCCACGGGGTCCCGCTCACCGCTCGCCATGGCCCCAACGATAGCGTCCTTGGCCAGCCCCGTCCCCGGCGGTTGGAGGCCGCCGACGAACCCCCGGGCGAACGTCTCCAGCGCCCCCGGGGGCGCCGGCAGCTCGGGCATGTCGTCCTCGGGAACCAGCCCGGGGACACCGGGCAGCTCGGGGAGGTCGTCATCGGGGACTAGGTTGGCCATCGAGGTACTCCCACCCCTGCGGGGTCATGCGGACGGGACGACCGGACTTGGACCGGGTGATGGTTCCCACAGGAGGGCCCCCCGGGCGCGCTGGCTGGCCCGGGGCAGCCCCGGCTCGCGCAGGCGGGGGTCTAGCAGCGGGTCCGGGCTGCGCGCCAGGGCGAGGCCCTAGGGGCGCCCCAGGGGGCACGTTCAGGAGGGGCATGTAGGTCCGGTAGCGCTCCCCCCGGGTTTGGTCCGCGACCTCGTACGCCTGCTCCAGCTTGGCGAGGATGGCTTCGGGGGTGTCGTTCGGAGCTGGGGCGAACGCGGCAACGCGGTTCTGTTCGTAGGCCGTCGTCTGGGCGCCGGCAAGGTCGTGGACGACCTTGTAGGCGTACTCGAACACGAGGGCTCGGGCCTTCGTGGCCTCGGGCGAGCGCTTGGCAGCCTGGTAGCTGCCGACCGCGCGGGACGGGGCCATGCCCGGGACCCACTCGGCGATTTCCGTCCCCGGCCCGAACGCGTCCGGAAGACCCTGGACAGCGGCGTGCGCCCGCTGCAAGGTGTTCGTGGCCGTGTCGAGCGTGTTCAGTTCCTTCTGGACGCCCTCGGGGAGCTTCTTGCGCATCGCCCCCATGGCCATCTCGCCCTCGCTGGGTTCACGGAGAGACGGACCCGCCGCCGCGGGAGGCGGCGCGGCGGGAGGTCCGGTGCGCTCGCCGCCGGGAGCGGGCGGAGGCGAGAGCACATTTGGTGGAATCTGCTGCCCGGCCCCGCCAGCGGCAGGGCCGCCGGGGTGGCCAGGGCCGAACGGAACGAGCCGGGGAGGCTGCCCCTGGGGCACGCGCTTGTCCATGAGCCACGCGCGACCGAACGCGTCCTGAACCACGTCCCACTGGCTCATCAAAGAGCGTTGCATATCGAGGTTCTGGCGCTGAATGCCCTCGGACGCGCGGTTGTGTCGGGCCCGTTCCTGCGCTTCCTGCTGTTCGCGCCCCTCGACTCCGCGCCCCATGGCGTTCTTGAACCGGGAGCCCAGCCGTTCCTGGGCGAAGCGGGAGCGCTCCAGCTCGCCGGTCGCGAGGCTGGAGCCGCTCTGGCGCTGGCCCTGGTTCGGGGAGAGCATGAGTGCCACGGACCGGGGGTCTTGCTGCCCGAGGTAGGCCGCTCGCATCTCTGCCTCGTCGGGCAGCTCGGGGAGCGGCGGGAGCTGGAGGTACTGAGGGGTCGCCACGGTGTTCTCCTCACAGGCTCAGGGGCGGGCCGCCATACATCTCGTACGCGGCGTACGCGTCATCGGACCGGCGCTTGCCGAGCTTCCGCATGGCCTCTTCGTTTTCCTTCATCCCCTTCATGCCGGCGTACTGCTTCATGCCGGACCCGATGAACTCCAACGGGTTCGCCGCGGTGTAGACGTCGCCGGTCTGACGGCCCTGTGGCGTCTCCGTCCCGGCAAGCATCTTCGCCCGCAGCTGCGCCAGGTAGATGGCTGCCTCTTCGTCTTCCAGCCCGGCCTGGTCCGCGAAGCGGCGCAGGACGTCGGGGTCGATGCCCTCCAGGCTGGGCGCGGCAACACCGGGAGCTTGCGGAGCCTGCGGAGCCTGGGGCATCCCAGGGGCGCGCAGAAGGTCAGGGGTCGGCATGGTCACTCTCCGTTACAGCATGAAGGGAAGGAACTGGAGGGCGTTCTGCCCGCCTTGCATGAGGCCCTGCATCATGGCCTGCTGCGCGTTCGAGCTGTTCAGCCCGGCCTGGTATTGCATCCCCGCGGCCTGGAGGTAGGGGGTTGTCTGTGCGACTCCAGCGGGGTTGAACCCAGGCATCTGCGGCATGTTCACTTGCTGTCCGCCGAGGAGCGCGTTGACCTCGTTCAGCGGCGCGTTGCGACGCTGGAATAGCTCGCTGATTCCTTGCTGACGCCCGGTGAGGCCGCGCCCGAACTCGCCGGACGCCGCGGACTCGCCGGCCATCGTGGCCGCGTCGAGGGCCTGCTGATACGCGTCGGTGCGCTCGCGCCCCAGGTTCGACGTAGCGCGGTCGTAGGCTTCCGTCCCGGGCCGGAGGCCCTGGTTCAGGAGCTTCGACTCCAGGTCACCCGAGCGCTGTTCCCACATCGGGTTGAGCCGGGAGCTGGCCCGGCGGAACGTCGCGCCGATGGCGGATTCACGCGCGGTCTCCGGGTTCGGCGCCCCAGGCAGCCCCGCCCAGCTCATCGGGGAGCTGTACTGGTTCCGGACTTGGCCGAAGAGGTCTTCCGCCGTACCGGACCGCGACGCGCCGATGCGCATTTGGGAGTCAAGGGCCGCTTGCTGGTCCGGGGAGAGGTACATCTCCATGCCCCAGAGGTCAGAGCCCCCCGCCCTGTTCCCCGGGTTACGGTAGGCCACGCCCCCTTCGCCTCCCCGACCCCCAGACCACATCTCGAACATTGAGTCGCCGCCCCCTCCGCGGGGAACCGGACGGTTGCCGCCCCCGCCACCGCCGGTCAGGGACTCGAACGGGCCCGTCGCTTCGCCGCCCGAGCCTATCGGCCGGGCCCGCGGAGCGTTCGGGTTGGCCGGGGCGCCCGTCCCGTACCCGGTGCCGGACGGAGGGGTCCAGCGCACGCCGCCCCAGGGGGTGCTGATGTTCGGCCGGTTCGCATAGGTCTGATAAGCCGTGTTCTCCAGGGACGACTGGCCCTGTGCTTCGGCCGCACCCTTGTAGTCGGGGGTGGGAGGAGAACTATTCATTTC